TAGGGAAATGTTATAAAACTTTTTACGAACAAAGTCCAACCTATTGATATACCTTTAATTATTACGCCCCTGTAGTTGCAGTCAATGCTGAAGTATCAACAGTAACAGTTCCAACATACTCTCTTGGTAACTCAAACTGTCTTGCCATCAAAGTAACTGTCATCCCGTTTTCATCAGAATAAGCAGCCCCAGTACCTCCTTCCATACTTGATAAATTTAAGAAAGTCTGACTCTTTGCAGCCACATCTTCATTTGCATATTTTTCACTCGCCCCTAAAATCCACCAATTACCATTAGTATCTTTTACTGCGCCCATCATGCAAGTATCTAAAAGGGTTTGCATTTCTTGAAACTTTGCTATGTCTATATTTGGAACATTAAAAGAAAGACCACACTCAAAAGCGGTTGAGCCATTCTCTTTAGTTGCATTTATAGTCAAGGCAGGAGTTTCGTTTTTAAACTCGTAAACAAACCAAGCAGCATCACCACCTGATTGAATGTTTGTGATAGAGTGTACTCCTGTAGCCCCATAAGTCACTACATCAGCAGTCAACCAAGACCTTAGTAGTATTTGGGAAACACCGCCAGTTGCTTGTAAATCAGCACAAACTACACCTAAACCTGTATCTATTGCCATTTTATTTTATTTTATTGATTATTCAAAAGTAATTAAGAGAGTGCTTTTACACACTCTCTATTATTACATTATTATTATATTAAAAGTCCCCATTGAACAAGAGAAGAGTATAAATACTGAACTCCTAATTTAAAGTAACCTCTGAAAAACATTTTTTCTTCTAAGTCATCATAGAAAACTTTGAAAGAACCTTCTGGGTCAGTTACATCAGAACCAATGATTAAGTTCTCAACTGCACAGTAACATATACCATTAGTGAAGTTAGCCCCACCATTTACAAATAAATCAGGGTTAGTGTCTGCTAAGATAGTGTCCCATTCGTACATAGCCACAATCTCAACACCTCTAAACATTACTCTAGGCATCCCATCTACTGTGTTAGCGATTGCTAAAGAAGAACCATTGCCTTCTAAGTTTGCCATATAAGCATTGTAAATCTGTGGAGTTACAAAAATCTTCTTTTCAGAAGCAGGTACTTGTTGTAATGCTGCTGCTGCACCATCATAAACATTAGTAATTAAACTCATTGCATCTGCTGGTGTTGGTGCTGCTGCAGTTCCGTCAAAAGTAATTACAGTTTCAGCCTTCATTAATTCCATCCAGCCATCAAAAGCAGTATAACCTGTTACCGCACCTGCTACATCACCACCCCATGCTAATCTTACTACATCTGAAGCGATACCTTTTACAGCACGATTTACAATTGCATCTCCTAATTGAGTTCCCTCAACATTCATTACATCTACCCCATTTCGGTACATTTCCTCAATATAAGTTCCGAAAAACTCATCAGTACATTGCTCTAAAGCAACTCTACATCTACCTGCAGTAATTACTTTGTCATCAATATTAAATTGTACTACTGGGTCTTGACTACTTGCCGAACACCCTGCATATGGTTCTACTATTTTAGTTAGAGCAGCAGAAGTGTAAACATTCATTTTATGTTTTACATTAGGAATAACTCTATAGTTACGCATAATGTCATCACTTCTAAATACTGGCTCGTAAAATATTTCTCTTAGGTTTGCACCGCTATAAGTTGCGATTCCACCATCATTTGCTACATTTCCTGTTGCCATTTTTTTTTATTTTTTTTAATTATTAAATTTGATTCTTACTCGTTCCGCCATTGCTGCATAAAAACCTGCATTAGCATCTTCTTTTTTGTTTTCAACTACTGCAGGGTCTGCCTCAGTTACAATTTCTGTACCTTTAGCATCTGCCTTGTTGATTTTAGCGTTTAACGCCTCAACCTCTCCAGTTAAAGTTTCGTTAGTTCCTTTTGCAGTCGCTAACTCTTCCTCTAATAAAGAGATTTTGTTTGATAACTCAATGTTATTAGTTTCAAATGTAGAAATTTTATTCATAATATCTTCATTATCTCCTAAGTTAACAGTTATCGCTGTTTGTTCAGCAACATCTTCAGAAACTTTTACATCGCCTTTTACAGCAGTAACAATCTCTTCAACCTTGTTGTTAAACCATTCTTTTAACTCATTAGTCATTTTTTTGTTATTTATATTAATACTTAATTTATTCTGTATTTCTTCCTGTGTGATGTTCTTAAATTTAGAAACATCATACTTCGCAGCCACTTTGATAGAATCTGAGATGGTGTCAATAAAACCATAATTAAAAGCCTCTTGAGCATTTAACCAAGTTTCTTCATCCATCATCTCAGCAAGAGAGTCGTAAGGCAATCCTGTCTTTTTTATATAAATGTCTGTAAGTTCTCCTGTGATTTTATCAAGGGTATCTGCAGTTTTTCTCATATCTTTTGCCTCACCCATTGAACCTCCCCAAGCGTTATGAATCATAAACAAAGAATTTTCAGCCATAACAACCTCATCCGCACCAAGAGCAATAATAGTAGCAATACTTGCTGCTATTCCCTCAATGTAAACTGTAGTCTTAGCCTCTCTTCTTTTGATTACATTATACATAGCCATACCATCAAACACATCTCCACCTAAACTGTTAATGCGTAAATTGATTGGTGTATTCTTTAAATCCTTAATATCAGTAATAAACTCTTGAGCAGTTACGCCATAAGTTCCTATTTCATCAAAGATATATACATCAGCAGAATTATCTGCTTTGTTTTGAATGTCGTACCATTTTTTTGTCATAGGCACAAAAATATAATTAAGTAAAAATATATTTACCTAATTTTCTTACAAAACTTTTAATGGGTAATATTGCTAGAGGCAGAAGATTTTTTTCTTTCTTTATATACTATATTTTGCGCTTGACTTTCGCTTATATCGTACTTTATAGATAAATCCATCCAAGTGTGAGTTCTACTTCCCTTATTAGTGACCAGCATTCTATCAAAGTCTGCGATAACCATAAAATTCCTAAGTCTTTTAGGTTCTATAATGCCTTTCTCAACAAAATGCTTTACAATATCTTTACAAGTTGGGTACAACCCAAATCTTTTCTCTAATGTTGCCCCAGCAATTTCAATGAAGTCTTTGACTACATCAATTTTATTTTGTTTTTGCTTTTTTCTTTTTTGAGGCATTATTAGTTTTTATTGTTTTTTCTGGAGTGCTTTCTATCTCTATCCATTCGTCAACCATTTTCTCCCAAAACTTATTTACTGCTGCCCTACAGGATTTGCAATTTAAGTCTTGCTTATTAGCAGGAAATAATATATGCCACTCTGCAAACATTAAGTTTAATGATTCACCATGATAAGCAGGAAAGTTTCTCATGTATTTTTGATTTCTGATAACAGCCTCAGTCATCATTCTTCTTTTGTCCTTGTTGTAGTTTTCTGCGATTTCTTTAAAATTCATATGTTTTATTTTACCATTTGTTTTCTGGGCATTTCCCAAAAAATTCTTTAGTTAGTGAAGTCTTTGCATCTAGGAAGCACTTGCATTTATTGCATCTTGCACCTGTTGTTATCTTTGGTCTTTTAAGTAACATAAAGTTTCGGTAAAAACTACAACTTTTACATATGTCTAATCTTTCTAATTTGGTTTTTTTGTCAACAAACATTTGTTAGTATTCCTAAAGTTAATACTGCTATTATTAAAATAAAGTAAGTTAAGTAGATTTTAAATTGTTCTGACCTCATTATATTCTTGCGTCTGACTGTATCACATTTACAGCATTTTGACTATTTGTAATGTCCGCCTCAACAACTACAACTTTACTCTGACCTCCCATAGCCCCCATCATTTGATTCTGTCCTAAAGCATTGAATTGCTGCTGACTAAATGAAGGCATATTAAGTAATCCCCCATCCGCAAACTTAACACCACCTCCTGCTGAGTTCATTGCTGATAATTGACTTCTAAACATCGCTGTACTTCTTTTATTTATTACCGCTTCACCTCCCTCTAACTCTACTACTCTGCCACCTACTGCAAACTTCTCACCTCCTTGTGCGTGTGACCTACCATGTACCATGCCTCCATTTGCGAATTTATCTACAATACCTCCATCTGCAAAAGAATCTTTTAATGCTTTTATATTAGCAAACATAGACACTAATGTTGCTAGTGTAGTAAGCATACCAACAATATTAGCAGGGAATTTTAATTTTGATTGCTCTGTAACTCCAACAGCAGCATTAGACAATGCTAACACATTATTTGCTATAGCAGCAGCAGCAGAAATTTGAATACCTGCCTTTCTTATTCTTTGCATCTTTTTATCCTCTCCTGCCAAGTTTATAAGTTGGTTTCCTAATTCAGAAACCCCATCTATTTGCTTTTGTCTAGCATCAATATCGGCTTGTTCTACTGTTCTTATTCTATCAAGTTCATTGTTTAATATCTGATTATTTAATTGGGCAGTATTCTCGCCATATAATTTGTAAAGCCCTAGCATATTAGACAAATGAAGTTGCTCTGCGTTAAATGCTAACTCATCAAACTCTTCTTGAGTTGTTTTTTTATTAATTAAATCATTTATGAATGAGGACATTTTATCTGTAAAAAGATTATTTAAGTCTTCTTGTTCTTTTGCAAACTTTTTTTGTCTTTCCGACTCTTCTTCTGAGTCTATTTGGTCTTGGGTTTTTTTACCTATATTTTGTTGAGATTTTAGTGCCTTTTCAGATAATTCTAATTGTCTTTCAGTTTCGTTATTTATATCTTCTTGAGTTTTGTTAAATTCCTCTCCATCTTTAGATGCTGTTAGGTATCTCAATCCAAGTTCTCCTAAAAGTACAGCAACAAGACCAATTCCAGTTCTCGCCAAAGCAGTTCTTGTTATTTTTAAAGAACCATTAAGAAGAACAGTTGCCGCCCTCCAAGCAACAGTTGCTTTTGTCACAGCAAAAACACCTAATTTATAAAGCCCTATCCACTTAATTAAATCTATAGTTGTTGTAATAAATTTAGCAGTTTCATCAGCATTATCAGTTAGTTTGTTTAAAAAATTAGTAAAGTTTTTTATAACATTTCTCATCCCTCCTCCTAACCTATCTACAAGTTCTATTTTAAGACCCTCAGATGCAGATGTTAACCTTTTCATTTCTCCTTCTAATGTATCTCCTATAATATCTGCCATTTCTTGAGAACTGCCAGTAGCGTTATCAAAAGCATCTCTTAAATCACCAATTCTATCAACTCCTTTAATCATTGTATTAAATGCAGCAACTTGTCTTAAATCTACAAGTTCCATTATTTCTTCATTTTCTAATCCTGCATCATTTAATTTATGTAACGCTAGTTGTAAATCATCTGCACTATTAACAGTAAATCCTAA